ATGGGGAAATTGACCTGAGTAGGGAAGAGCAAAAAGAATTCGAGGAATTTATGAATATGGGGCGGAAAATGTTTGCTCCTAAAAAGTGAATCTTGACTCTGCCCCTCTCAATGAGGGGGGCAGGAATCAGGACTCAATGAAGAGACTGGACCAAACCAAAAAAAATGAATACAAAGACAAAGACAAGAGAAGAACAAATCTCAGTGGTTGAAGACGCAATTTCAAAACTAGAGGGAACTCTCATGGGAGATTGGCTGACTGAATCAATTGGACCAGCGGAAGCCGCCATTGAATCCGATTATCTTCCCTCGCTATGGGTTGAAGGAATAAATGGGTGGGTTCAATCAAAAGTCACCGCTTCACTTTCGGAAAGAGAAGCCGACTTTGACAAGAGAGAAGCCGACCTCGCCAAGAGGGAAGCCGACTTTGAAAGGACGGAAAAAAACTTTGAAAATTGGAGAAAAGAATTTAGGGAAACCGTAAGGGAAACGCACTCGAAACTAGAGTATTGTCTGGACCACCTTTAGAGAATCTTGACTCTGTCCCTTCCGACTTAGGAGGGGACAGGACTCAGGACTCAATGAAGAGACTGAACCAAACCAAACCAAACCAAAAAAATGAATACAATAAAACGACAATACAAAATTGAGAGGGGCCGCCCCTCTTGGCATCAAAGCAAAGCCGGACACATCTTTTCGGGAACCGTAACAGTATCTTTAACCGCGGGGGAATTGACGGCATGGGAAAACAAACTTGAAAAAACGGGGGAACCTTTCCAAATCACACTTATAAAATAATTGAATAAAAAAATTGACCTCTTCAAAAATTTCGAGTTTAATTCAAAGCACCAAATAAATGAATACAAAAATGAATACCAAAGAACAAGACACGCCCCGCATTTATGTGGGAACATATCGCAAATACAATAACGGCTCTATCGCTGGGGGTTGGTTGGACCTTGAAGACTACCCAGACAAAGAGGAATTTTTAGAAGCGTGTGCCAAACTGCACAAAGATGAATCAGACCCCGAGTTTATGTTTCAAGACTGGGAAAACCTCCCGTCGGGAGTAGTCGGGGAATGCTTTATTAACGAATCAGTTTGGGAATGGCTCGCTTTAGATGATCACGAGCGGGAACTACTCGCCGTTTATCAGGAACACATTGATTCCTCCGCCGACATTGAGACGGCACAAGACAACTTTGCCGGAAGGCATGACAGCGAAAAGGAATTCGCGGAAGAGTGGACCCACCAGACAACAGGGGAAGCCGACTTTGACAGCATAGAATCCCGCCTTGGAATTGTTATTGATTGGGAGGCGACATGGAACAGCTATTTAAGACACAGCTTTTCAAGTTGCCGACATAATGGAGAACACTGGTTTTTTCACAGCCGCTAAAATTAAAATTAAAATTAAAATCTAACCACTGAAAAAAATGAATATATCTGAGATTGAACTACCCACCCTGACCTCCGTTGTCTCTAATCCGAGCGGCTTAGATAGTCTCGCTAACTATAGCGGGCCGGACCCCGACGAGTTCGCCCACTTGCTCGTCGTTCTCACCCGAAGCAGGGACAGCGATTGCCTCACCGAGTCTAATTTTGAGGTAGCCCTTGAACAACTAGGCGGGGAGGAAAATGAACACGTTGAAATTCACCGCTTCGGTCACTGGGCTTGCGGCTGGTGGGAGGCCCTTGTAGTTAAGGAAGGGACTGAACAGCACCGTATAGCCCAAGAAATTGATTCAGCCTTGTCAGATTATCCTGTTCTCAATGATGAACATTTCTCTCTGAAAGAAATGGAACACGCGAGCGATGTTTGGAGGGACTGCTACACCCACGAGGACAGAATGGAACACCTAAAAGAGAATGAGCATCAATTGGCAACCTACTTCACAAAGTTCAGCGACTTGCTGGAGTGCGCTAGAGGAAACTACTGCCCCGACTTTAACGGCTACTGTGAAATTATTAACTAATCTTAAAATGAATATAAAAGAATTTATTGAGGACAATGTCCCCGCTGAAGTGATCGCTGGAGCATATAAGAAATGTTTCACCCCCCGCCTTAACAGGACGGGCAAGTATGCAAGACACACTTTCTTGAAGCACTACCTCCAACAGCATTGGACTGGTCCCGCTGCTATCGCTGCAGTGGAGACAGCGACAGGGAAACCCAACTCAATCACGGTGCAATACAGGTATGATAGGAAGGGCAGACACCCAATAAATGAGGGGGTAATCGGGACCAGATCACTAAGCTATTTTTGCCGTGATTGGTTCGCCCCCTACCTGTTTGATCACTACACGCCTCCAAAACCGGAGCCAAAGCCAGAGCCAGAGCCAAAGCGCATTAATCTAGACGCGACGAAATTCTGGTGTTTTGAGGGTAAGACTAGAGAGGCGTGCCTCTCGAAATTGCGTGATGCTTTGAGAGAGATAGTTGAATCAAATGATATTGATCAGTTTCTTGATCAATTATCTTTGAAGTATTCCGACGAACCCCCGCTTGGTCTTGCCGATTTAATAGCTCAAAATATTGACCAATAGAATTATATTAACATGAATATACTACTGAATAAAAAGATAGATGAACTCAAAAGAGATATCATCCCCGCCGATAAATTAAAAGTAGGGGAGACTCAAGGCGACAGCGGCCCCTGAAACCTGAAACCTGAAACCTGAACTACTACTACTATGGAAAAAATAATAAGCAAAACCGCCCAGATACATGGGCGAGGATCGCAGCCCTACCGATGGGTCTCCCGCCTGACCGTTGAGGAACAACACGCCGTGAAAAGAGGCGAGTTAGTTCTAATCCGTGATCATCACCCTCTGTCAGGGTGTGATTACAAAAGAGTCGTGTATGACCCCCGATCAAAAAAATTCGGCCACCGCAACTACAAACCCTGAACCCTGAACCGTGTGTCCTGTAGCCCCCGTGCAGGACGCATAGTTCAGGAGTCATGAAGACTCACTGAACCTAAACAAAACCATGATCAGCAAAGCTCAAATAGCACTAGCGTCCACGATCTTTTTCGTCGCCGTGTATGCCATCCACACCGTCGGCCTCGATAACATCGTTCGCCGAATCATCTCCACAGTATTCGACCTGTAACCACCATGAATGATCCTATAAAAAACGAGAATGACGGTCTCATGAGAGACGTGGATGCGCTCCTTACTTACCCGAATAATTCAGGATTGACCACGATTGAACGATACAAATTAGGCGAAATTGATAATCCGTCGGGTTATCTCATGGCGATCTCTCGACAAGTCATAAAAGTGAGATCCCCCCGCGACATTTGGCGACGAAATAAAGCGGTGTTTCTATCTCTCGTTAAACTGGGGGCTAAAAAAATTGAAAAAAATAATTGACAACCTAATCACATATTCCATAATGGGGACTCAACTACAACACTGAATATAAAAATGAAAGAAAGACCGAGGAAAAACATCACTATCACCAAGAAATTAACCTCTGAGCAGGTGATCTCCGAGATCGTAAAACAATACGCCAAGTCGGGGCGTGCAATCTTCGGAATCGAGCTTGCGGAGCCTCTCGGTGTGAGTCGAGCCTACGTTGACGCATACATCGACTATCACCGCCTCGATGTGCTCACTCTGATGAAGGTGAACCCTAACACCTCCAGTAAGCGTGCGAGAAAGAGCAAAGCGTATATTCCGGTCCCTGCTGAAATAAAGATTTAAGATTTGACCTCCCCCGCCGTCTGTTGAAGACCGAGCCTAAGTTTGTGTGTTCTTAGTATAGGCTCGGGGGGAGGTCACCTTTCACCAATGAATATGATGAATTATGAATATGAATATGAATATGAATATGAATACAGATACTGCATCTAAAAATGCAGAAGAGAAATGGAGAGACGATGATTATAAAGAGGCTCTCGCCACCACCGATCTCCGCTGGGATCTTGGCTGGGCAATCGGACTATTAAATCCTGAGAACCCCGCCCTAGCTCAACGGCTAGATGCTAATCTAAAGAGGCATGAACAGAGGAGGGTTCAACAATGAGCCTCGATCTAGAAGCCGTGGTCTCGGATGGCAAGCGAGCCTACGCGAACTGGTCAACCTTAGATTTGTGCGACTACATGGAAGCCCTCGACGCTTATCATGAATCGCTTGAAGACCAAGCCGAACAATCGGCATGGGTAAACATCGAGGAGTATCACGAATGGCTCGACAAGCGAGCCGAAGAAGCCATCGAAGAGATGGATAAGGACAAAGAATACCAAGCTCACTTTACCCAATGATTCCATTACTATTACTCGCGGCTTGGTTTTTAGCCACCGTATTTCTTTGCCGGATGTTCCACGTCTGCACGACATACGATCACCCCGTCATTGAAGGGGAGGAAGAGGAGGAAGAGGAGGAAGAGGAGGAAGAGGAATACGAGATGGAGATAGAGCAGTGCTATCGATGTGGTGTTGAAAACTATCCCGACGATGAGACGGTATCATGGAGAGACGAAGGCTATGAACACGACGAACACGATGCCCTTTTCTGCGATTCGTGTTTCCAAGACAAAGACAAGTATGGTCAGCCATATCTCTCCGACCTAGATGATATGAGGGACAACCCCCACGACTACCTACCGTATGGGTATTGAAGAAAAGAATTGACAACTGAATCACCTCGTCTATAATGAGGACTCAACTTCAACTGAATAACAAAACTGAATATGACAAAACTAGACAAACCAGTTCACCGTGAGGTGACAATAAACGGAAGCGACTACATCGCTTCTCTCGATCCCAAGATGGAGTTCACACTCCGTAAGAAAAGATCCAAAGAAACATATCGCCAGAAGATGGCTTTCTTTCTTAATGAGGAACCGCCATCAGAGGTAGCTCCTGCACTAGAACCGGAAGGAGATGAATTGATGATGCTCCACCGTATAAAAGCGAAAGTGTCCATAAACCCTATGGATCTAAAATTAAAGATCGAAGTATTGAAAGCCATCGATGATCTCATCGAGCAGGGAGAATACCTCGCCCCAAAAAACTGGGACGAAGCTGATACTGAAACCCGAACCCTGACTCTGTAATGTTAGTGCGTAAAATTAGCAAAGGTTTGTATGAGGTGATCGACGATCACAGCAACAACTACAGGGTGGAAGACAGCCAGCGACCCGACCCAGAATACAACGCGCCTGATTCACTAGAGCCGGATGAACGATGGTGTATCTTTGAGCAGGAAAAGGGTGAGTGGGTATTCCTCGATGCCAATGAGACTCTGAAGGACTCGCTCGGCGTGATCGAAACATGGGCAGCAGCATCTGAGCTAGGGACATGAAGACATTATTTCCCCGTCAAAAAGACGCTCACGATTTCTTTGTGGCTTGCTTGGAGAATGGGCAGAACACCTTGGACAGTTCCCATATGGGAACGGGCAAGACTGTTGTGGGATCACAAGTCGCCAAGACTCTGTTGGATCAGGGCAAGATTACTGGTGTTGCCGTTGTATGTCCCAAAGCCGTCTTCCCTTCATGGGAGACAGAGTTAAAGGAAACAGGTATAGATCCCTTGTTTGTTTTGAATCTAGAGAAACTCCGCACTGGCAAGTCCGAATGGGTTAGTAAGGTGGGCAAGAAAACTTTCAAGTGGGATTTGCCGAAGGGAACTCTTGTCCTGTTCGATGAGATCCACAAAGCGAAGGGACCGTGGACACAGAACGGGAACCTCCTTATTGGTCTAACCAGATACGGGTATCGAGTTCATGGTATGAGCGGAACCCCCTGCGAGTCTCCGATGGAGATGAGACCCCTCGGCTATATGCTTGGGCTACATAGTAATGACAAGGCTCGGGGAAACAAGCTCAACTGGTTTCAATGGATGCGTTATCTTAAAGTAAAGTCGGGATACTTCGGGGGGTATGAAATGTCAGACCCCGCCTTCGCCCTGTCAGAATTAAGGAGAACGATGTATGGCAAGAACACGCACGGTCTTACTGTTGTAGATTTCCCTGATTCTTTCCGCGACAATCGAGTTCTCGTGGACCCGATTGAGTTCACTAACAATGCTAAGATTGTTAAATCATATAAGAAACTCAATATGACAGCGGAAAACGTCAAGGAATACATCGAAGACGGGAGACTCCCCGCTGAATGGTTGGAGGAGTCGGATGAGATGAGTGTCCTTGTTAAGATATTGAGGGCTAGGCAAGAGTGTGAATCGCTGAAAGTAAAAGACATCGTCACGATGGCCCAAGATGCAGTCGAAGAAGGATACAGTGTGGTAGTGTTTATGAACTTCACCGAGTCCCTGATGGAAACTGCTTCCCTACTTGATTGCCAGTATATCGACGGGACTGTGAAGCAGAAGGACCGTAATCAGATCGTCGAGGAATTCCAATCAGACAAAACCAACTGTATCGTGGTTAATGCTGCGACAGGTGGAACAGGAATCTCCCTCCATGATATTCATGGAAACCGACCACGCCTTTCTTTGATTAGTCCTAGTTTCAACGCCAAAGAATTCAGCCAAGTGCTTGGGCGGATTCATCGAAACGGGGCGAAGTCCGATGCACTTCAAAAGGTTATGATATCGAATGGCTCAATTGAGCAATACGTTATGAAAGCCATAAATCGCAAAATGAATAACATGAATAAGATACACCACTCCCAAGTTGGGGAGTTCACTTCCTCTTACTACACGGGGGACAACCAGTTTTAATATATGAAAGAACCAAAAAATACTACCGCTGCTGTGATAGACATAAACGACTTTAGTTTATCCCTTAAAGCCAGACAGGATGACAACCAGATGAACCCCTCTGGATGGAGCATCATCGCCTTCGCCCCCGCTGCGAGTATCCGTTGCATAAGAGCGCACCAGAAGAGGCATCTAGATTTATTTATACGGAGCATCCTAGCCTTGGTTGGGGACGTAAGTTTAGACCCAAGACACTACAGGCTGGTCGAAAAAACGATTCATCAGATTACTAACGGAGTATTTGACGATGAAGATAATTAGAACAGTAGTCGAGACCCATAAACCTAACTACATGAAATTCTTATTCCAAGGAGAAGTTAAAGATGAAGATTATGTATGTCCGACAACAGTCAAAATTTATACGTTGTGGAAGAATTACAGTGGGGTAGATCGAATAGGCCCAGAGATAACTGGACCCGCTCCCGAATCTGTTTCTCTTTTATTTGAGGATGCTTACAGCCGAGAAAGCAAGTTACGGCTTAATGCCGCTGTGACATTAACCAAACTATTTAGAGAGTCTCAATGAATGACGAGACGATGGCTCTCATAATTATGTTGATTGCCCTGCTAGTTATCTTTATATCTCTATTTAAACCAGACTTATGACTTTAGAACAACTGCTACAACTCCACCAAGAAACTACCGATAAGTGTAGGGCTATCATGGAAAAGAAGAATAGTGATTACACCGGAGGCAAAGAAGCCGATGATGTGTTCGCTAATTTCCGATGCTCAACTATCTTGAACGTGCATCCTGTAACCGGAATCATGATGCGAGTTATGGATAAAATCCAGCGGATCAAGACCTTCACGAACGATGGTGAGCTGTCTGTATCAGGAGAAACGGTTGATGATGCGTGTGAAGACATTATCAATTACGCCATACTAGCAAAAGCAATGTTCCGGCAAGAAAGGGATAGTAAGGGAAATAAATCATAGCAACGAGCAAAGAATAAATAATGAATAAAGAAAGAAAAATTAAGGGTCTCACCAAATACAAACAAAACGTCGTGGGAAAAGTATGCTCCCTAGTAGCGGATGAATTCTCGATTTACGAAGACGATCTGTTTAAAAAATCCCGAGCGTACCAATACTCGATTCCGAGATCTGTTGCAGTCGTTTTGCTACGAAAAAATTACGGGATTCAGCATCAGATTATCGCGGATTATTTTGGATACTCCTCTCACAGTAGTGTCCCCCATGCCGTGAGGGCAATAGATCGTAAAATTAACACCGACCCTGAGTTGCGGTCTATTATCCGAAATATTTTGAATAACGTAGATAAAGAAATTAAACCGAATCAAAGACCATGAGGATAAAAATAAAGTCCCCCATATTTATACTGGCACTGTGTATCACTCCGATTGCCGCTGTCTTGCTTATCTCGGCCTCGTCGGATCTCCCCGAACCTGTTGAGGAAGCAGTCAAAGAATCACCTAAAAAAATTAGTGCATCGGTAATCCTGTCGAAGTGGCAAGTGGAAAAGATGTTGGGGAGCTTTAACGATGACGATCATCCGTCAGATATGCGTGTCTTCACATCCGTAGTAAAGGAGTATGCGGAGGGGTGGAAAATATCGTCTACACACCTAGTCCGTAACCCGAAGGACGTGATCCTTCCGACCACAGAATTCCACGTCATAGATTCGGCATTCGTCGATTACTCTGGTACTTTCAGAGAGTGTGTGGAGTATGCGAATGCCTTTAAAAACCACCATGATTATATCGTAGTTAAACTAAAGTAATATTTTTGCCAAGAGAGTCTGGTTCATAGTCGCTGGCGGGGCAGTGTGGCTCTCACCCCGAACTCAACAAATAATGATTTAACATCAAAGATATGAAAGGGAGTAATAAACAATCAAACGGTGATTCGGCCTTTGAGGACATACTTATCGCAGCACGTCGAAATAAACTAAATGAATGCCTACAAACTCTTCGCGAGTGGGTAGACGAGCAGACGCTGGGTGAACAAAACCCCAACACAACTCTTGAAGTTCTTAAAAGAAAGGTTCAAGAGGTAGTCCACTCCGTCGAGAAGGCAGGGTGGAACGCGCTACCAGAACACAAGAAGAATCAAACAAGTTCCCCTCGCTGAACAATACCCCTCTCTCAAAAAGAAAATAGGGGGAGTCAAAAAGCAATACTCTTTGAGGTTTAGTATCCCCCACCCATCCGCTTATTAACAGCTTCAGTGAAGGATGCTTTACTCTTCTTAGCTGGTTTCTTTTTAGCTAATTTCTTTTTAGATTTTGGCTTAGAGCCGCCACTGTTTTGGTATCCTGTCCCGTAAGGCATTGTATTGATTTCTACTGGTTATTTCATTCTCTTGTTGACTCTTTCAACAAACGAATCTCGTTCTTTCTTCGTCACTTCTTTCTTAGCGACTTTCTTAGCGACTTTCTTCTTGGCAACTTTCTTTGCGGCGGGGCTTAATTCATCGAAATGAAAAAGTTTCTCGCTGTCGGAGTTGTGTGATTTGCCAGTATGGAGTTCTCCATTCGGCATCTTGTGAGTGCCACCCTTGTGGATGGTCCCGTCTTTTTTGTAATGTGGTACGCCCTTCATTTTTCTATATTGATAACTTCGTTCGGATATTTTTGTTCGTAATAGGATTCAAGATTACTAAGTCTCGTTCTCCCGTTTTTTGTTTCTTTTAGTTGTGCTTGTAAAGGTTTTGTTGGAGTAGGTCTTACCATGTAGCCTAGTCGATTCTGCTTCAATCGTTCTTTACTAACCGACCTAGACTTTGCCATCCGTTCGATATCTTTACGAGACACCCCCAGCTTTTCAAATCCTCGGATAGTTTGTTTGAAGTCATTGTTAAGATACAATCTAGTTTTTACCCATCGGTCGTAAGCTTCCCTCACTTCACTTGCAGGAAGAACCTGTTGTTGTGTCATCTTTGATCTGAACGCTTGATCATTAGCACGATATTCGTTGGTGTGGTTGTAGAGATAACGCCCAACTCCCGCTGTGTAATCTTGTTGGTGTGGTCGGAATGGCAGCACCGATTTCATAAGATGACCAAGAGCTGAGTCGAAGAATGAAGCCGTCCTTTCTTGGGAAAGGAAAGAATCGTATGCGGCATCCGCTGACATGAGGGATCTAGGAGAGAACGCTTTTTCCCCGATATACTTCAAGCTTCTCATTAATTTGTCATCATCGCCAGCGAGTCTTATTGGTCTTCCATATTGATCTTCGTTTTCAAAAACGTCGAGGAGTGCTCCTGTCAGAATTTGTTCGCTGACATATGGTCTCAAAAACTGACCAATAAATTTCTTGGAAGCTGTCCCGATTCCTTCACCTCTTAGCAATGATTCAACGGCCCTGATTGCTGGATCTTGAACGATAGCAAATGGATTGAGGTAAGTCATATCGACTGACCATGTATCCCCATCCGAGTCTTTGTATAAAAAGATACTCGCGTTTCTCATCCACTTCGGAACCATAGCACGGAATGCTTTGTCCTCGTCTTCATCGTCCATCCCCCATAAGAGCATCTGAGTTCCTTTGCCGAGTGCGACAGAAACAGCCGTTGTTCTTGTGGCTCCGAATAAACGCTTCCTCCCCCTAGCTTTGATAGCGGGGTTGTCGCTAAATATTTCGTCACGCGCTCTTAGAATTCCGTTGAAATAAACTCTAGGGACATCAGCCGCGAATCTCACATAAGGGGCGAGAGCAATTGATAGGCTGCTAGACGTAAACCGTTTGATAACAGGTAAGGCTCTGCTGTAAGATTGAGCCGTGTCTTTCACGATCTCAGCAGCCAAGTCCTTCATGGTATTGTTTGGATTCCCGTCATCATCGAGGAGTCTGCCATACTTACCGTTTGGTTTTCCGTTCTCAATGTCGTGTTTAGCAGCCGCTATCAATGTCTGCATCTCAAAATCATAGAGGCCGATCTTAAAGAACCCGTCAGCGGCGGATGCAAGCAACCCACCTTTCTTTAACAGCAAGTCGTTGGCTTTACCTAAAGCTTTTAATGGCATCATACCTACTTTGCTTACGTTTACCCCCGCCTTCGCGAGTATTTCGAGGTGTTCGTCAGGGATTTTAACAGCTCCGCTCTTCTGCTTAATGTCTTTGAGGTAATTAGCCGCCGCCGCTACCTTATCTAGATCTTTTTGTAGACTTTCGTAGTTAGTTTTTCCTGAAACAAGGTCTTGGATCTGAGATACTTCAAGCTCATCCCCGTAAATATTTCTGCTTCTAAGCTCCATCAATTCAAAGCTCAATTCATTCCCCATTACTTGGTAGAATACCGAGTCGGGGTTCTTGGTATAAAGACCACTAGCATCTTTAGCGAAATCTTTTATCACTCTGTGCGATGGATAGCCCTGCATTGGACCGAAAAACAACATATTGCCAAGGATGTTTCGGATGTAAAAAGCAGGGGAGCCTAGAGTCTTATAAGCGAGGGAATACCCAACCAACTTTCTAGTGGCGTTCACTATCATGCCCTGCACTTCCGCCATTTCGTTGAGTGGGTCGGTTATGTCGGGTTGCTTACCTCCGAATAGAGCGTCTAAATTCGACACTACTTCTTTAGGGACATACATATCCGCCAAAGGATTAAGATCACTACTCTTCCCTTCGGTTAGGATTGGTTCCCAGTTTGGATACTTATCTCTGTTTGCTAAGTATTCTTTTTGGGTAACCATCCAAGGAGTTCCCTCAACCTTGCCAGTTTCTGGATTAACGCCAGTTCCTAATGCTTTTAGTTTATTAAAGAACGCCTGATTAGAGATCATACTAGCCGTGTGATTCAACGAATAGCTGAGATTATAAATCCCTGTATCTTCTTGGAACTCCCCAAGAAGTTCTCGGATTTCTTGAGGGATATCCTTCTTTTCATTAATCGTCTCAACAATCTTTTGAAGTGGATCGTTTTTCCCGAACGATGCACCCTGTAGCACTAAATCCTGTTGCCCCATCTCTCGTTGGGAAGTCAGGAATTTCTTCCGCGCTTGCCCTTGAGAATAGCCATCGATGAAATCATTCATCATAGCTGTTGCTTGTGATTGCATATGTGAGTTCTTGCCAGTGGTCTCGGCTTTCAATTCATCGTTAATTTCTTCTTTAGTTTTTCCCTGTTTGCTTAGTTCCTTGTCCCTTTGGTTCCGCAGTTGTTTCATAAAGTAAGCGACTGCTCGCTCGCGAACTTCGGCATATTGGTCAGACTCTTTAACTTGCTTAGAGAAGTTACGGTCTTCAAACATACGATACGACCGTGTTAAATACAGACCCCGATTGAAATCAAAAGCCATGTTCAAATCTTCGGGATTCATGGTAGGTCCAAAGACTTCGATTGCTTTCTTTGAAAGCTGGTCTTGAAGCTGACGCATCTCAAGAACAAGGTTATACATATCAGGGGAGATTTTTAACAAATCATCCATTGCTCGATCCCTCTGATCGAACTGCTTCTTCCGATTAGTTTCACGGAAGTCCATTGTCATCTGCTTCTTAGAAGCTTCGGCTATATCAATAGCGGCATTCTTTTCTTCGGTCGTGGGGAGCGCCTTAGCTTTGGCAATGTCTTGCTCATACGATGCTTGAACAAGATCCTCTTGCTCCCGCGTTAGCTGTGATCCTTCGGTAGTTCCCGAAGCTCTCGCAATTAACTCGGCGGGAATGTTATCCGACTGTCCGGTAACAGCACTTAGTCGTTCGTTTTCTGCTTTTAAGATTCTGTTGTGTTTCTGTTGAAACTTATCAACAAGACCTTTTGTCTCACGAACAAAAGCTTTGTTCTGGTCGTAGAAGTTCACAACTCTCTTGTCGGCGGAGCGAACAAAAGTTTTGTAGAGGAACTTCATTACCTTGTTCCGCTTTGTAAACTCATAGTCTTTGCTGAACTCTAAGAGAGGAACATCAAGAATCTCTAACCAGTTACCGATGGATTTTTCCTGCATCTGAACTTCATCGAGGAAGTTAGGTATTTTAGAATCTTTGCTAAACTGAGATCCAGTAGCGGGTTGTGGAGTCGGTTGTCCCGCTGGTTGAGTAGGTTGTGATCCCAAAACACCAGCATCTGAATCTTGCTGCTCTGTTAAACGATTTCGTAAACTAGCCGTATCTGTCTTAGCAGTCGGCTGTAGCATATTCACATCGACGGCTTGCTCCATAAGTTTCTCGATGACCGCATACGGGTCGCGAGGATTGTGGTGCATAATGCTAGGAGCTGGCTTGTAGTTAAGTGACAAAGCCCTGATCTCCCTGACCGTGTTGTTGACTGCCTTCCGCATCTCAGGAGAAACGTCATCCAATGTCCTGTGGTAAGTCAGTTTACTGAGGAATGCCTTCATGTAAGTGACGAAGGTTGGGATCAAGGATGGGTTGGACTGCAAGAACGCCATCTGTTGGTTGGTCGTTCTTCCGGTGGTAGCTAATTCAGTGTGTCTAGCGATAGCTTTCTTAGCTAGATCAAACCTCTCCGTAGCAGCAACCTTTCCGTCTTCACTTCTCAGTCTATCGAATGCGGCTTGCTGTTCGTCTAGTGGGTATGCTTCTTTGATCTCAGCCTCAAGCTCTGACTGAGTCATTGCCTTAGTTATGTCAACATACTGAGTATCAGATATCATCGTGTCTGCTGCCGCTTGACCCACTGCCTTATTTAAAATAATTCCAATGGCGTGTTTCCTTCTTTGGGCATCTAGTCCCGATACTCCTTGGTTAGCTAGATACAGAGCTGCTCGTTTTGGGTTTAGGATAAGCGCCCCCGTAGCACTATCGACAGTTGCTATCTCAGGGCTTGCATTATCGACAACCACGTTAAGCTCACTCGGAATATAAGCCCCCGCAAACTCAACGATTTCTTCCGCCCTCTGCTCAAGCTTTTCATTCACGGCAGCATCATTTGCCATGTCCATGTCCTTCGCCATCTGGTGTAGATCAGCTTGAGACTTGTGAATCCTATCTGCAGCCTGACTCGCGAACGCTGCTTTAGTTTCGGGCTGGGGTGCATAGGCTCTTTTGGTCAGGTCAAGTGCGTCTTGGAGAGCTGACCTCAGTTCCCTAGTTCTGATTCCCAGTAACTTAGCTAATGCTCTAATAGCTCTTTGGAAGAGATTTGTTTTTCCCTTCGCTGGAATCACGCGGTTGAGGAATGATTGAAACTCAGGATCAGTGAGGATGTGTGTCAGAAACTCGTCGATGTTTGATGTCCCGTATGTAAGATTGCCCTTACCTGATTTATCTGCAAAAGGTTTAGCAATACGGAGTAGCTCTTCTAGGTTCGCTACAGCTTCATTCTGCGCTTCTGTTCTAGATTCCGGTGGTGTTCTGAAAATTTCAGCCGTGAAGACATGGAGATACTCGTGAATTAAAGTGTCTGCCACACCTCTTTTTCCAGATCTGTCTACGTTAATTATTACCGTCGTCTGCCCTAAGCCATCGACATACTGCACCCCCGCATAAAATGCGGGAGAACCCTCAATAATAAATCTCACCGAACGAATAAGATCTTTGTTTTTCAGCAGGGTTTTAGCTAAAAGTTTGAGTGGCTTATGCCCTGACTCTGCAATCCCTTCAAGAGCATCAATCACAGATTCTGGATCGTCATCTAGTAGACCTAGCTCTGCTATCTCTCTTAGGTTTTTGCGGCGTTTTTGTTTCCTAGTGCGTCCATCATTAACAGCTCTTTTTCGGTGGGCATGAGCTTGTTCTCGGACTTGAGTATAAAAAGTTTTTACATCCCCATATGAAAGTAATACATCCTTACCTACCAACTCTTGTAGTTCTGCCTCAATAAGCTGATACAAATTGATATCTGTATCTAAAGCGCCCTGCATTGTGGGGCTAGTTACTCCCAGCAAAGTAAGTGCGTTTTTCATGTCCTGTCCCAATTTGTATTCGGGATTAATAACATCTAGATTACGATTACTTAGTTTCTGCTCTAATATCGCAGCGGGTTTATTAGTCCCACCTTTTGAAGCTAAGAAGTAAACAAGTTCTACAGCTACTTGCTCAGATGAATAGTCATCGGTTACTTTCTTCCCACCGTGATATTCTTGATTGAGAAGTTTTTTCACATCTCGTCTGAGACGTTCATCTAATCTAATAGCCGTGGCTACGTCATCAATTTTTGAAGCGGTATATTTACTTATCTTCGGAACACTGAGCGGTTCAATAGTCTGAACTCTTGGACCGTTGAAACCTCTGTCAGCTTGCTTCTCTGTATCGTGTAAGTCTGGACGCTTAGTTATATCAGTATTTGGTTCAAGCAACGAAGCCACATCACGGATAGCCTGTGATTTTCTCTCGGCTTGAACTTTGCTGAAAAACTCAGCATTCTTGATGGCAGATGCTTTTAAATCTATATTAATTGAAGGGGTAGATTGCCCCTCTCCGCCCCCTTCTATGGGTGCTGTGTCCCCATCTATAGTGGGAACACCTGCTGTGGTTCCTAGTGTTCCCCCAGATCGTGAACCAGCCTCTTTAGCTGCGTTATAAATCTGCTCTTGCAGATCTAGGCTCATGGTTATAGCCGCAGCATCGACGTAATCTTTATCGAGTTTAACTTTTGTGGCGGTTATGATCGGCTTGAGAGCAGTAAAATTTTTAGCCTCTTTTAATAACTCTGGCACTGTTGCCGAAACTGGTTTCTTTCCAGTTGCGGCTCGGAACGGACTTACCACCTTAACATCATTGATAGCCTCTAAATCAATACTGTTCTTTAAAGTAGTAAGTCTTCGGATCTTCGTCTTAACAGGACCGTAATCTGGTTCGTGAACCCCGATCTTGTTTATTGGAGTCTTAGCCGAGATCAAGCCTCCCTTTACAGGAACCATGATGTCGGTAACATAGTATTGGTCCCCCTGTTTTTCTATGACGAAAGACTTATTAGTATTGGGGTTAGTCGCCTGATCTTCCGTTAATGGGATAGCTACGTTATTCCGCAACAAGGTAACCATTCCAGCGGGATCGTTGTTAAACACACCGTTGCCATACTGATCAATAACGACCGTACCTGACGGAACTAAAGTATTAGGAAGCCTTACACCCCCATCCGGTTTTTTCGTATTTATTGTGGGGTATCTCTCTGCAATCTTTTCTTTGATTACTTTTTCTACTGCCCGTAAATATTTTTCATCTGTCCTTTCAAGATCAAGGCCCAGTTGCTCTAGGTTCGTTCCAATATCTGCGACCGGAAAGCCCTGCTCAATGATTGCTTCCAGCTTATCTAAATCTTTCGTCGTTACCTCCGCTGGTTTAGCCTCATCAGCGATAGCTTTTTCCCGTGCCTTGGTTGCTTGTTTGATAAGACCACCTGCTGTTTCTGGGGAGACCAACTTTCCCGAAGCAACTAAAGCCTCAATCTCTTTCAATCGTTCAGCTTGAAGTGCTTCTGGAAGCTGTTCAGCAACCTTCATTGCCTCGATGTATTTCCTTTCTCTCGCTTCGATATCCTTGATGGAAAACTCAAACTTCTGTTGGGGAGTCAGTGCGGGTTTAACATCAGGGTTACCTCCGGTAACATCCGCATTCGCAGCTTTTGGATTCGGGTCCGTTCCGGTGACATCAGTAATTGCATCACTGGTCGTGACAATAGGAGAAGCGTTGCCTTTTGGGTTTTTCTTTTTCTTTTCTTCGTTAATCAGCTTCTGCTGATCGTCTTGTTTAACATTAGCTTCGGCATCATCCGCTATTCTTTGAGCTTCTTCTTCGATTTCTTCTGGCGTTTGCTCGTCTGAATCTTCTGGTGTCTCTGCAGATTCTTCGCCCTCTTCAATTGCCTGATTTTGAGCATACCTAGCCTTAACTCTTTGAATATACTCCGCATTAGTTTTGGGAGCTGTTTCTTCTAAAGCTTCAAACCTCTCTAATTCGTTATTATCCGCCAACCTCTGCCTAAAATCAGCCTCCACTTTCGCTTCAATATCGGCCATCCGATTGAGATCCGTGACTCTATCCCCTCCGACTTCTCTCGCAAGAGAACCGATAGCGGGAGACGCTGCACCCATAAGACCGCCAATCAACGCTCCTTGAATAGCTTGGGAAAAGGTTTCTTCTAAAGAGAAATCTTGTCGAGACCAAGCAGATTGAACAATTGAGTTCGCAAACTCATCAATGAATTCTTCACCAGCTTCACCAACAGCACCCCGAAGAATTTGACCCCCTATTCCTATCCCCGCCTCTTTAAAGGTGGAGGAAACAGCATCCTCCATGTATTTGAGAAACGCTTTATCCGAAGAAACCCGACCCACCATTCTGTCGGTTTGTTTCTTAATTGTTCTAAGACTGACTCCTGAAAGGACAGCACTCTCAAGACCACCGTATTTACCACCCCCTAGTTTTCCTGCAATCGCGGTTATGAGTCCAGTAGTTGTTCCGGCGACAATCATGGACGAATAAGCGGTATCGTGAGCAACTTCCTTTACTCTTTCTTCACTCCAACCATCTACCCACTCTCCATTAACTTGATATCTTTGTGTGTAATCATCAGAAACGGCTTGGTGAACTGCACCATAAGTCATACTGCCTGACCGCAAGGCAGCGACTCCAAACTGAGGAGTCCTGATACCCAAAGTTTTTGCTAATTTGCTGTTATATCCTTTATATGCAGCAAGTAGCTGGCGGTTGGACAAACCTTTAAATGACCCCGATGCCTGTAATCTTCGTAACGCAGCTCCTGTGCTTTCTTTTACGGTTCTCCCCGCAACATCTCGCACCTGTTGCTTTAGCGCCGAATTAAAAGTGTTTTTAATTACAGCTTTTGCTGTAGCGGTTGCCCCCTGTTTTAGCGAAAAGTAACCCCCCGCTGCTGCAACAGACGTACCTGCGGATGGTAAGGAGAATAACGCTGCACCAAAAGTAACAAGCGCGTCTATCGACATAGGAGCTATCTGCTCAGATGCTTGTTGGAAAAACCCAGCGTCTTGACCGAAGATTTGTCTCATCTGATTTAGGTGAGCTTGGTCTTTAGCGTTTTCTAATAATCCCTGTTTACCGTACTCCGCCCCAAACAATGCCCCCACCCCGTAATACAGAGTTGAAAAGCCCTGACCAATGCTCATACCGATCCCCGCTATTCCCAAGTTGGGATCTTCATCATCTACAAATTTCTGAACGATCTCTGCTTGGGTGAGACCATCTTGTTTCCCTTGTAACTCTGCTTCAGCAAACTTCTCAGCATAGTCTTCGTCTGCTCTTAGGATATCACTCCGAGTATTTGCCAATAGCTCGTTACTCGCCAACCTCTTCGCGTCTTCGATCTCTATCTCCTCGTCAGAAAAATCATTTTGTTTCAACGATCTTCTAAACTTCTCTGGCTGCAACATCAAAGCGGGTTGCACAAACGTACCCATATACTTTCGTCGGACAGTATTTTGAGATAGGTCATCGTCATCTTCTTCATATAGGAGGGTCGAGTCGAGGGTTTTAGAACCATTCCCCGCTATCTCGACAACCATGTCATCAACAACATCTTCTAGAATCTGCTGACTAAGACCTGTCTTCTCTGCGAGATCATCAATAAGATCGCGTCGAGTTTGTTCTACGTCATCTTCAAACTCTTCCCGTAGGTTTTCAAACCTTTGATAGTCTTCCGAATATTTCTTTTCTTCATCGTCTCCGGTAGCCCAGTTCCAACTCTCCCTAATGTTTGAGCCAATGGAAACAAACACTTCCCCCGTAGAATCCCAACCCTTCTCGGCCCAACCCCAAGACTTATCTTTACCAAGTGCAGTAGCTAGTGCTTCAAATCTAGCCCTGACTTTTTCATCTTTAAGATCTTGGAAGTCCTCTTTTAAATCTAAGAAGTCTTCGACTTTTTCCTGCGCTCTCTCTCGTATATCAACCTCATACGCACGCAAGCCGTTCTTATCTTTTTGAACTTCTCTTGATTGCCTAAAAGAAAAAATGTCTCTAGGGACTACACCAAACTTACTTCCTTCTCTTAATATCTCCGCTTCGGATACACCTTCGTCCATCTTCCCCCCAAGAAAGACACGCTGACCACTCTTGTTGAAGTAGACTCCCGCCGACAACTCCCCATTTTCATACAGCTCCGTGATGTAGTTCTGCCTCTTTTGACGAGCTATCTCATGCACCTCATTAGCGTCTAGATCTTCGGGCAGTTCTTGCCCTGTCTCTAACGCTTTTGCGTATCGCAAAATCTTCTCTTGCTCCCCCTCCTCGAAATCCATCTCCTCCATCCCAACATCCATATTCTCCGCAACAAACTGGACATCTTTTTGATTTGATGGGAGAACCTCCGAATACTGAACGATAGCTTCTTGAGCCTGTTGGTAATTAGACTGTGTTAATATACCCTTCTTAATCAGAACATTCTCAAAACTTTCTTGGAACTCTTTCTCAGTATCTTCGTTATATTTGCCAGCCGCAATATATTCAAGCCGAAGATTATCTAAGTGTTTAGTTCTACCCTCTAATTCATTTTCAAAGGGGTTTTCTGTAGCCCACACACTATATGGAGTGGGGCTAAACGGCGCTGTTGTTTTAGGTTCGCTTGGGTCTGACATAGCAGAAGCAATATGTTAGGTATTAGTTTTTATTAGAGAGTGATATTCAACCGCCCAGAATGTCCTCTAGATCTGGATTTCCTGTAGGGGTTACTGTAGGGGTTCCTGTAGTGGTTCCTGTAGTGGTTCCTGTAGGATCTTTGCCCATCAAAAATTTATTTCGCTTCCTACGTTTTTGCCCGATACCTTGTAGGGTCCGAGAACGAATTGTTTGTAATTGTTTTTGTAGTGCAGCAGCAATATCTCCCGTCTCTGGGACTTTGAGAGATTCCCCATTCGGAAGTTCGAGACCATCGTATGTCGCTTCAAAATCTACAGTACCGTCCTCAGCCAACTTTTTATCGACTGCTACTTGTCTAAGAAGATCTTTCACTTGCTCAAGAGTTGTCTCCGCAATGGCTACCTCATTATTAAATATTTGAAATTCCCTAGACTCTCGTTCTTTTTTCTCCTGTGCTTCAAGCGCCGCAATATTTTTAGTTACCGCAAAACCAGCGTTCCTAAGATTAGCTCTTTCCCTTGCCGTAAGTTTTTCACCCCCCGCAGAATCTGGATCGAGATAAGATTGTCTCAAGTCTTCGACTTGTTCATCCGCCTCCATTCTAAAAATAGTATTAGCATCTAATCCGGTCGTATCAGCAGATCTCTTCCGCTCATCTTCACTTCTTATCTTGCGGGATAGTTTTTCCCTTCTCTTCTGCATCTGAGACCCAATGAATCTACCCGCTGCAAGTAAAGATTGTTGCGCGACTTTACTATTAGCAAACGTGTCAGCGTTTTGCAGTTCGATAAGACTTAGTTGTTCTTGTCGCTCAAAGGGATTAAGCTGATCGTCTTCCATAGTCATTTGAATTTGACCCAATAAGTCTTCGGCTCGTTGGTCAGCTTCTCGCTGATCACGAAGCGTTCTTTTTCTTTGTTTGAATTCAAAAATGCTAGTCTCGTATGCAAGATCAGCGGCTCTTTCTTGCCTTAGTTGTCCCCGCAACTTGATCATCAAGTCAAGTTGGGGCATGATCTGTTGATCAGCTTTTGCATTCGCGAATGCAGCTTCAGTTCCCGTAAACCCAAAGGTGTTTCTTTCGGGTGCGATGTCTCGTTCAAAATTAAATTCAGACATTATCGGCGGCGGTTACTGTTAAATGCCGAAAGACTTTGGCCTATATTGAATGAATTGGAAGGCCCGAAGGGGCGAACAAGGTCTGTATTTCTCCTGTTACGGTTTCTCCTGTTACGGTTTCTCCCACCGCTTCGGTTTTCTTGTTCCGATAAATCAATTAATCGTTGTGTAAAACGCTCGTTCACAGCTCGTATTTCAGCAGCGGTAGCTGCATCCCTATCCATCTTAGCTCGCAGTTCTGGTGTCATAATTGCGGGAGCTGAAGCTTCTGGTGAACGGGCATAGTCTAATGCGACAGCTTCTGCGGCTCTAGTAAACCCATCTTTTCGTAACCGTTTGGCTAGTCTTAGTTTCCCTTGTCTTGAGTAGAGGTTCTTCGTATCCCCAACACGACCCCCGTCACCCAACAGCCTGTTAGGACTGTTAGCCCTAGCAAAGAAGTCATCATAATCAGCTTTCTGTTTCGCTCTTTTCGCATCTCTATTAGCTTGCATTTTTTCTATCCTCGACCCAACAAAATTCCTGCGCTCCTCAAGGATCTCACGATCCATTGCCGCTTGGTCAATCCCAAAGTCCCCGTCAGGATCAATACCCATTTCTCTAATACGACTTAGTTCTGCCTCCCGCGCATCAGGATCTCTCAATTTAAAAGCGTTAGTTATATCCTCCCTCAAACCAATCCTTCGATCCAGCGCACTCTCTTCTGAAAGAGAGTTAATCGCCCTACGATCCAAGTTATCCAAGAACTTCCGGTCCTTCTTTCTCATAGGTTTTTGCTCATCAAAAGCTGAGAGGAATCTTTGAGCGCCTTGTGAAAACCCAGATCCTATTCTTTCGGCCCCTTCTTGTGCGCCCGTTAAAAGATTTTGCAGGAATGACATAGTTTAAATTTAAGGTATTTTCAAGAAAAAGTCAATCAATGAGGGTGGTTTCACTGTTCTGCAAAGCACTACTTAGGTTTTTTATAGTAGTCCTCCGGTGATGCATTGCAGAATTTGGTGTGTCTGGTGGGTCTACCGCCACTAAACCAAGCCGTTGCCGAGCGCAATCTAGAGCAAGAAACGCTGCGTCAGCGAGGTCTGGACTCCTTCCGAAGCGTGCTTTGAACTCCGGTTTAGATTCAATCTTCATTCGGAGGCTCCCACTCTTCACCATATCGTAGTTTCTTGATGTCATTTCTTGAGCTAATTCTGATTCAATCCCAAATATTTGTTTAGTTCTCATCAATTCTTTTCCCACGAACCATAGCTCTGACACACGGTTGACATATAGATCCGTCCCTACTTTAGAACTATTCGCGCTAACACGCTGGTCACTCGCCTTTCCGCCAAAAGAAATCCTCATAAATTTGTTTGACCACTCTCCAGCAAGAACATCACAGAAAGGCGCTCCAGCACCCGTGGCATCAACGCTTAGATTTTCTGGAAGCACGCCATGTTTCTTACATTCTTTTTGAATCTGCTCAACGATTTGATATGTGCGCGGAACCGCTTTATTTGTGGCATCGTCATTTAAATGAATTATTTTCCCAAACTCTATAACATACTGACCAGTAGTGTCATACCCACATCTGGCTAAAGCTAAACAAGTTCGGTCACCCCCATTGGTGAAACTAGGGTCCAGACCAGCTAGATTTACTGGATTTCCCTGCCAGTTCACTTTATTTAACGCCCCGCTAGAAGTCAGTTCATTTTCTGTGTAGATGCCCGTGGTTTCATCGCTGTCAAAAAATACTGCCCGAACCATTCGCATATACCCCCGACTCTCAACCCCCAATAGTGCCTTATCTTCGTCAAGTTTTTCTTGAGTTGGGAGCCACGGATAGATGACTTCTCCAGCTATAATGTTTGGTGATCTCTCCCCGTCTAATCGAATATATTTCCCGTGCCATTTTGTTTCCCATTCGTCGGCAGTATTTGTATCGACACTATCCCAACCGTCTTTTGGAGTGGACCAAATCCCAAACGCATCAAATCTTGAGTTGGGGTTACTCATTCCGATCATTTGGAATGAGGGGTTTTTAGACAAGTTCGTGAGTCCAGCGTTCAAAATTGCTTCCGACAATTCTGATAATTCGTCTCCAATGAGTATCACCCTCGCTTGTTTTAAACCAATGAATTTTCCAACTGCCTCTTTAGTTTTACTCTTCTCCGCTGAGATCAAAGACAACCCCGCCCTCTCAATGAGTGTTCCTTTCTCATTAACGTAAGATGCACTTCCGATTGAATCGCGTATCTTGATTGGTGCGCCCTCAATCACGGTTAGGAGCGCCATCACACTACCCCAGATTCGTTTGCGAGCTTCACGGAGCGTGGTGGAAGTCATCAGAACCAGCGTGTCTTGGGGTTGGGACAACCAATTTACGATCCCCCAAGCAGCCATAATATGAGATTTTCCTGATGAAGCACTACCCCCGATTGCGAGATATTTGTTTTCGAGTGCTGCTTTAATCATCATCTCCGCCCACGGGTGACGAACGCATAGTTTGTCTGGTAAGTCGGGGTGATTCCACAACTCATCGCAGATCCTCCAAAAGTAATATTCTTTCGCAACAACAGATTCATGATTAGCAAACCCGTAAAGAAGTGCGGTTATTAGACTAGTGGGAGGAAGCTGGAAACCACCAACATCCATTTTCTTTGTCTTTGGGTCAATCCTCGGTTCGAGTAACTGCTTGCTCCTTTGTTCTTTTAAAGACATAATTATTAAAAACAATAGAACAGAAAAAAATGGGTATCAATTCCAAACAAGACATTCAAGACCGTGCCGTTCAACTCTACAATTTAGATTGGAAAACCAGTTCTATTGCCAAAGAGTTGGGGGTTCATGCGGGAACGGTACGCCGATGGTTCAAAAAGAAAGGAATTCCAGCCAGAAAAAACGGGTTAAATATGCCTGTTAAGTCCGAAGACGATAACACAAATGAAAAACCTGTCGATGAGTTAGGAGATAAAATTGAACAGAACTTGGAGAACATGACCGACGAAGCTGTTCTCAGAGCAAAGCATGATGCTCGATTAGAAGAGGATGAAACGATGATGGAGATCGCGGAAAGTCAAAGTAGTCCCGCTGAGAAATATCAGCACTACATCGCGGCAGCCGGAATTAAACTTCTTCGGGACAACATGAATAACTTAAAAGGTCCAAAGAATGTCCGTGAACTTTCTGAATTAGACCAGCTTATCCGAAGAAACTTAGGACTTAACTCTAAGACAGGAGGAGGGTCGAGTAGAATGCAGATTGATATTTCCATTCTCAATAATAAGAAAGCGGATAGGGGAAATGGAACTGTAATAGATATTCAATCCAATGATACATAACTTTGACAACTTCTCATGGGACTACGACCCCAAAAAAGACCCTTATCATAAAAGGTCTCTTACCCCAGAGGACTACAGAAAGACTGATTTTTCTGAAGTAATATTTTTTAATCAGCTTGAAGAAGCACTAGTTGGTATTGTTGAATTAGCGACTGGACCTCCCATAGCTTGTTACAGTAGTTCTATTGCGAGTACTTTACTGCAGGAAGAGCATGGACTCACGGAACAAGATGCCAAATTCGCCCTGTCCCAGCTTATCGATGCAGACTTAGGACCAAGTGCGCCCTGTTTTTTAGACACTAGTATTGTGGAAAAATAATGAAACTATTTAAAAACAAAGAGCTTGTTAGTGACCCCAAGGTAATTATCAGGAAAGAAGATTATGAGAAAAATGATTTCTACTTCACGATAAATCAACTTGAGGGGTCATTCTACCGAGTCAACCCATCGAACGCAAAAGAAGTTTTCTTTTTACAAGCCTTACCAAAAAATGTATTTGTCTACGCTCCCGCAGAAGGACACGGCTTAATAATTACTTTAAATTTGTTTTGATAATCGGAATTGATAACGGGCTTGATGGAGGTCTCTGTGCCGTTTCTAAATTTGATGGATCTGTCATAGACAAGATCGCGATGCCGACGAAGTGGGTGGCCAAAAAAAGAGAGGTGGATACTCGTGTCATTAAAGAATGGGTTCTCGATCTAAACACTCCTTTCACAATTGCTATCGAAGAACCCCTCGCTCATGCAAAGAGTTCTCAAGCAGTGAGATCTATGGCACTTTCTTTTGGTAAAATTGTGGGGATGGCGGAGGCAAATAACTACGATGTCCAAAGAATTTCTGTTCACAAATGGCAAAAGGCTATTCTTGGATTCATACCTAAAGGAATGACTAAACAAGTTGCTCTCGCCAAAGCTGAAGAACTGGCTCCTAGAGAGTGCTGGTTAAAGAATAAAAGATGCCGAAAGGCGCACGATGGAATGGTGGATGCGTTCCTTGTTGCCCTTTATTACAGGGGTATGCAAAAAAATTGAAAAAACTTATTGACCCAATTTCTGGTCTGAGTCACAGTCGGTCTGATGAAAACACCAGACCATGCTGATAGAGGACACGCGGAGTTCTCTCCCTCGTCGCTAAAGTACTGCGCGGGGTGTGCGGGGTACAAAGGTCGCGAGGGAACCAATCCAGCAGCGGAGATGGGAACTCGTATACACGAGGCTATCGAAATTTTAGACCCGTCTAACCTTCAGAGTGAGCAAGAGATTTCTATCTACGAGGAGATCATTGCCGATCAAACCGAGTATTTGAAAAACTATGATGACAGGGAACTAACTGAAACTCATTCTGAAATTCTTCTAGATATAGAACTTAAAGGAACCTCGACGTTTGGAACTTGTGATCACCTTTCAATCTTTGGACAAAAAGAAGGGGTCTTAATAGATTACAAGACGGGTATTAGTGTAATCGACACACCCAAAAATAATTATCAAGCGCGTGCATATACAGTGGGGTGTTTCCAAAGATTCCCTGAGTTGGATGAAATTCATTTCGTGTTCTTTATCCCGCAACGAAATGAAATTTTATCAGACACATTTAAGCGTAGCGAACTTGAAGATCTTATTGATGATCTCTCTTCAGTCATTCTAGAAGCTGAACGAGTTCGACCTAAATGGGAAAACGGAACTCCCAGTTTAGAAGAATTGACTCCAACCGTTAATTGTCGCTTCTGCAAATATGAAGATATCTGCCCCGCACTAGGTGGTCTAGTTGTGGAAGTAGCTAAAAAGATAAACCCACAACTCCCTGATGTCGATCTAGATTCAACAACCGACCCCGAAGTCATTGAACAGTTATGGGCTATTCAAAAAATCGTAACGAATTGGGCAGATGGATTCAAAAAGAGGGCAATTAAACTAGCGCAAGAAGGCGTTGAGTTCCCCAATTTAAGACTCAAGAAAATGGCGGGTAGGCGAAATATTACCGACCAGAAAAAATTTATTGAACTTGCCAAGGACTTTGGGATGGACAGCGAACAAGTATTGGAACACGTTTCCATCCCCCTCGCCAAAATTGCCAAAAGTATTGGTGACACGGCAGAAAGAGGTCAGAAAAAAATGAGGGCAGAATCCTTTATCCAGACCTGTCAGGAAAATTCAATCATTGAAGAATCTCCTTCAAGACACACCTTGTCTTGAGGACAACAAGAAAAAAGAAACTAGAACCTAGAAACTGAACCATGAGTAAAGAAAATGAATTAGCAACTAAGCCCACTAATGCACTAGCAACAGGGGCATTGCCTGACACTATTGACGCATCGGATATTGATATTCCTCGCGTCAATGTAGTTCAAAAAACTAGCGACATTACTTGTCGTGACGGTGAACCCGCTCCATATGGGTCAATCGTCCTCGATAAGTCTGTCGTATTAGCCCAACCCGAAACTCCTATAAAGGTGATCCCCCTAATTGCAACGAAGCAATGGAGGGAAGATATTCCCTATGACTCTGATGATGTCCCAAGAATTGCGGGATCGGAAGAGGAGAAGAATCAACTTGCTTTGGATAGCGAGTATAACCTTCTTGAATTCGCAGAGATCACTTTCTTGTTTGAAGGAGACGATGATGTTGAGGCTTTCCCGCTCCCCCTCGGTAAAAACAACTATGCGATGGGTCGTATCAACGTGGCTAAAGACGCTTATCGTCAGACCTTTAAACGGTTGACCACATTTGCCGTCTTCAATAAGAAGACTCCAATTCATACTAGACTGTGGAATCTTACTTCTTCGGTTATCACCCGTGGAAAATATTCATGGTTCGCGCCCTCTCTTACGATTACGCAAGATGAGCCTAGCGAAGAAGTCGTTTCATTTGTGGAAGGTTTTATGAATCAGTAGTATGAAAGATATTACACCACAAGAAGTTTACGAGACCGAAATTGAGTCTATGAAAAAATCTATTACAGATTTGGAAACAGTTTACAAGAATACGGAAACTGCTCTCAAGGCTAACAAGATTTTGCTTGAGGGGCTTGAGCAAAATTTAAAGGATCTCCATAAACAGAAGGAATTGGAACTCGTTAGTAGCACCGATTAGGTAATGCGGCGGCGAAACCTACGCTGGTTAATCATCCGCCTTTGGGTAACCGCATAAAAGCCCGATAAATACCCCACCCTCTGCCATCATCTTTAGGAGGGTGGGGTAACTTTATATTATGAATACTTTCGCAATAGATTACGAAACTTATTATGACAAGGAGTGCTCCATAAGAACTCTAGGAGTTTTGGGTTATTTCAGTCACCCCAACTTTGATGCTTACATGGTATCAGTTGTTGGAACAGAGGGGACAAAATTTGTCGGTCACCCTAAAGACTTTGATTGGAGCTTGTTGGATGGCAATGTTGTCTTATCACACAACGCATCTTTTGATGAAACCTTGTTCCTGTATGGCGTATCCCAAAACTGGTGGGATAACTGTGAACCAGCAGAATGGCACTGCACTGCAGATCTTGCAGCATATTGCAAGTTGCCCCGATCACTTAAAGGTTCCACGGCTCAACTGTTCAATCTTACAGTAGATAAGTCTACGCGAGACAATATGTCTGGTAAGCGATGGGAGAATATGTCCCCAGAGTTTAAAGAAGAGGTTAGTGAATATGCCCTCAAGGATAGTGAGTTGTGTCTCAGGTTGTGGGAAGAACTCAAAGATCAGTGGCCCCAGTTTGAACGGGACATAAGTGCGGTCAACCGTAAGATAGTTCAAAGGGGAATCCCTATAGATACTGACCTCTTAAAGACTCAGTTAGAGACTATTAACAAAGCTTTGTTTGAAGCAGAACAAAACATACCTTGGTTGGATGAGAAACCGCTTCTTAGTCGGGCAGCGTTTGATCAACAATGTTTACTTCTGGGTCTAACCCCACCACATAGTCTGGCCGAAGCAGACGAGGAAGCTCAAAAATGGATTGAAGAACATCGTGACGAACACAAATGGATAGGGGCAGTAAAAAGCTGGCGGAGGATAAACTCCATTAAAAAGAAGTTAGAAAGCTTTGATTATGCGACCATGCCGGATGGCAGATACTACGGGGGATGTATGTATTTTGGCGCTCATACAGGTAGGTTTAGTGGGTCTGGGGGGAACTTAAACCTTCAGAACTTACCCAGAGAAGAGATGTTTGGGGTGAACTTGAGGCATTTGATTTGTCCGAAACCCGACAAAAAATTAATAGTAGTAGACCTTTCTCAGATTGAAGTCCGAACACTTTGTTGGTTAGCTAAAGATCGCGAAATGATGGAGGAGATTAAAAATACTGACGATATCTATGAAGCGTTTGCTATTCGATTTGGGATGTGGGATGAAGAAAAAGGAATACTTAAAAAAGAAGACCCCGAAAAAAGACACGCGGTAAAAGCAATGGTATTAGGTTGCGGGTATGGGGCAGGGGCTAAACGATTTGCGAGTATGTCTTCTATTCCCGAAAAAGAGGCTCAAAAAAGAGTGGACACTTATAGGAGCAAGATGAAGAAAATTAAATCTCTTTGGTATGAATATAGCGAAGACATCAAAGGTTCAGTAAGTGTTACCGGAGGATATGATGCCGACGGTAAAAGATTGCACCCCAAGTTTACCGTGGACCTTCCCAGCGGGAGGATTCTGGACTACGGGACACTTCAAACAGGTGGAGATCCAAGTAATACACAATACACCGCTAAAGTCCCTCGGCATGGTAAATATGTTCCCGTAAGACTGTGGGGAGGGTTAGTAGCGGAGAATGCCTCCCAAGCATTAGCACGCGATATTTTCTCTGATATGCTTCTACGAGTGGATAAAGCAGGATACAATATTGTCATGCACGTTCATGATGAGATGGTTGTTGAAGCTGACGCTAACGAAGCGGAAGAAGTGTTACACAATGTAATTAAAATTATGTCGGAACCCCCTGATTGGATTTCCGATATTCCCGTGGCTGCTGAAGGATCAATACAAACTAGATATGAAAAATGAAAATTAAATACCTCAAAAACTTAAAATCAAAAGACGCTTTAATAACCGTAAATGATCCAACCGAGATCGATGTAAAACCCATACCACCTTTTAAATCCAAAGCTTTGTACAGGGAATGGTGTGCTAAAAGTGATACAGATCACGCATTCTTGACAGGCTTTGAAGGAATTAATCCCAATGCAAGAATAGAAGGAGAAAACAAGATATGTAAAATTAACTCAATCCCAGCAGACTTCGACGCACCACCCGATTGGCCTAATGTAAAAGACATCATCAAAGCAAAATGCCCTAAAGCTTTACCAGCTTGGTATTGCCGGACATACAGTGGTTACATCCGATTGTTTTTTGAATTAGAAGAGACTCTTTCAATCCACCATACTTTGGTAGCTGGGTTCTTTAAGTATCTTAAACAGGCTCTGCAATATCAAAAAATCTTTGCTGGTTATGACAAGAAGTCTGAATCTCCGTCACAGCTAATGGAGATTGGAACAGATTGGGTAAACATGGGGGGCAAGATTCCTAGCTCAGTTGTTCAAACAGCTTTATTCAAGGCAGCACAAGAAAAGCCACCCGAATCCAAAGATACATCTATCCCAATTGAAATTATTGCCGAAGAAGTTGAGAAAAAATTTCCAAACAGATGGATAGGAGATTTTGAAGTTGGTTCACGAGGTCCATTATTTTGGATAGATGACGGTATTGATCGAGAGGGTTGTCAAGTATTTGAAGACGGCATGGTCGTATACTCAGATCGCGATCTTGCTTGGAAAACATGGAGAGATATTTTTGGTCCCGATTTTGTCAAAGACTTTGAAGAACAGAAAATGGGGGATCTACTCGATGAGTATTGGTTCAATGGAAGACAATTCTTTAAACAACTTGATGGGACAGCTAAACCCATACCCAGAGATCAACTAGTATTGGAGTTGCGACAGCGAGGATTTAAAGGGGGCCGACCAAAAAAAGGAGAGAATGTCTCTGAGGTTGAAGCTGCCATTGTCCTGATAAGTAATACAAATAGGATCGATGAAATAGCTCCTGTTGTGTTTCGGCGTAATGAAAGGATTGTATCTTACAACGGGTTACAGATCCTTAACTCTGCAACGGTCTGCCCCATCGAACCCGCTATGGATGGAGACATAAATACTTGGCCCTTCTTAAATAAATTTTTTGATCAGTTCTTTGAGGACTCGACTAATATTCGTAGTAAGTATTATTTCTTCGGGTGGTTGCAGCGGTATTACAAAGCATTCTACAACAACAAAGAGGATCAAGGACAAGCCTGTATTCTAGTAGGACCAGCGAAGAGGGGTAAAACCCTTTTATCAAACAAGATAATAGCTGCCCTTGTAGGAGGGTTTGCTGATGCGAGCGACTACTTATCAGGGGGGACAAAATTCAATAAAGACTTGGGGAGAGCAGCGTGTTGGGTCATCGACGATACAGTTAGTGCTGCATCTTTCCAAGATCAACGAAAAGCAACTGAGCTAATTAAACGTGGGGTGGCTAACCCAAGGATTGAATTCATGGCAAAATACTCAGATGCCGTAACACTTCCTTGGGCGGGTAGGATTATAGTTAGTCTTAACGATGATCCGAACTCGATGAGTGTGCTACCAACAATGGACTCTAGCAATAAAGATAAGTTAATGGCTTTTAGAGTTTGTAAAGAACCGTTTGCTTTCCCAAAAAAGGCAGAACTAGAAAGTATAATCACACAAGAACTTCCTCACTTTGCTAAGTGGCTAATGGATTGGAAACCACCAGCAGAGATATTAGATGATGATAGATTTGGTATTAAGAGCTTTATAGACAAGAGTATTTCCTACGCTGCCTTCGATAACTCTAGCAGATCTCAAGTATCGGAACTAATCGACTTTTTTGCTAAAGCGTGTAGAGAACAAAACGAGAAGATGGATTCATGGCGAGGAACGATCTTAGAACTTCAAGTCGCATTGCACTCATACAATGGAGGGCGACCACTAGGGGCTTCTAATAAGATAGACTTTATACGCAATGGATTGTCGCATTTAGAAGATGTGGGTAAACACAGTAAAACTACTAGGCCCATAAAATCTGTTGGTAAAGGTAGTGGTAAGATCTGGATAATAGATGTTACATCCCCGTTCGATATTGATTATCAAGAGGTCACTTTAGAGAACCAGCCTTTCTAAGCGCGGCAATCGGCAAATGATACCCATCCACTTTATATGTAAATCCATATTCATCGGGTTCACCCCGAAGTTTGTAGTCGGCTTTCCTCTGTATAGTGAGTGCGGTAGCCCAACCTAGAAGCCAAGCCTTCTGAAAATCATTACGAACACGAACGAAGAAATATGCTTTAGCGGGTAACTTTTTTCCTTCGGGACAATTAACAGAAGCTGTGTAGTGGGGTTGCGGAACCCCAGCACAGCTTTTTGATTTAATATCTATAGTGCGGTTACCTATAACATAATCGTGCTTAAAAGATTCATCCCCCTCATAAATAGCTTGGGGGTATAAACATTCAAATGCGACCTCCCCCAAGAAACCCGTCATACGTCCAGCTCCTCTGGTGAAAGAATTAGGCAATACTCCTAGCTTTTCACTGCGTTCAAAAGCCTCTTTGACATGGTCACTAGTAGGCGTAAAGACCAACATACCGTTGGATCTTTTGAAATGCTTTGGTAGTTTTTTCCTACTCATCCTTTCCTACTCGTTTCAACAAACGCTCGTAGGCAGGAAAGAAGACTTCATCCATACACCGCACCACAGCTTCCTGCTCAAAGGTCTCGCAAAATCCCACCCCCGACAGGCATAGTGATGCTTCCATCAACTCATGGCGAACAGTGCTTAAAAGGGCTTTCCCTTCTAAATGTTCGGCAATAAAAATAATCTTTCGTTCGTGACTATAGTACCCATACAAGTCCTCGTCACTAAGATCTGAAAAACGAATCTTAATTGTCTGCCCCGCTACCCTTATACTTTTGGGTATAGTCATTTCCCATAGAACGTATTTATTCCGTTGGCATAAACTGAGGCTAACTTATTCAAATCTGATTGTATTAGGTCCAAATCAGATTTACTAGATCCAAAGAACGGCTCCGCGATACAAGCATAACAAGGAGTCTTACGGAGAAACATCGCCCCTCTTGATCCCTTACCTCTTGCTTTAACCCCACGAGACGCTAAATCAGGGTACGCTTCGTCCATTGCTTCCTTCAATTTCAAAGCTAATTTTTTTCCGCCCCTACTAGTCTCCCAATACAACCATTCATGTCCGGTTGCTTTTGGCCCAGCGGAATTAAAATGGAGTTCTATGCAAGCATCTACACCATCCCCTCTCATTTTTCGGGATACATAATTCATCGCTCCAACATAACTATACGCTTTATAATCGTCGTATACTTTATGGGGGACTTTTAATTTCGGTATGATTAACGAAGTCAATTCGGTGTTGAACGCATGTTCACTAACGCTAGGCTTACCCACGGTGTAAGCTCCTGAGTCCCCCCTCCTTGAGTGTCCTATTGCCAACCCTATCATTTCTTATACTTAAAAAGTAACCTGTATAAAGATACGGCTGCTACACAGATACCGAGTAAAAGTGAAATAACGCGAAGCCAGTATTCTAATTGTTCTTGCATTGAAGCGGCAACAGCTATTGTGGGAGTTAAAGTTCCCAAAAGGGTATCTATTAATTTAGAAGAGTTCATTTGCTACCTATAATTATTGCCCTACGATAACTGTAATCGCTGTGAAATTTGTGTTCTCCCCTACCCGTCAATACCCCCTCTACAAAATGGTATTTAGTTCCCTCTATTAAAGTAATCGTAAGAGGATCATACAGTGCGCTTGAGTTCACGGTGGAGTCGTTTCGCAATCCGCTCCATCCGCAACTTGGCAGCAGGGCTACCATCGGCAGCAAGCTCATCAATCTCATCTTCCAGTTCATAAACAAATCTTCTGTGTTTTAATTTTATGTATAGAACATAAGCCTCTAGTGCAGCAGCGATGGCTCTAATCATTTTATTTCTTCGCTTTTCCAATATTTAGCGCAGCCCATTCAAGTAGGATATAGAGCTTTCTAACAATCCCGTCATCTTTAGGAGTGGGAGTTAAAGCACAAATTGCAGAGGCCGCTGCTACCACAGAAGTGGCAACGGAAATAAGACTGTCTCGGTTTTCAAAAATGTAGTTAATCATAATTTATAGTATATTAGGTATTCTTGATCCTGATCCACTAGGATCAAATCGTAAAACGGGTTTAGCTTCTCCTCGATACGCATCTAACTCTTCGTCGAGTAATTTTTTGCACACGTTCCAATGATAATTGGCACGTTCAAGGTCTGCGTTTTCTTCAGCCACACTACCGAGAAGACCGTGTTTAATAGCGTTAAGGTTACTAGGTCTAACCGTGTCGTACGAGTTAATGAGCTGTTTAAACTTACGTTTAACCAAAACACGCAATGTCTTCTTCACAGAAGAACTATTTGATATCCTGTATCTTCGATATGCGTTTACTTTGTTAGCTTCTTGAACAGTGCCTAATTCAAGCCTGTCTGAGATATCATTCGCATTGATCGCTTCAATTTTCACCGGATCTTTAAGGGAAGAATCCCCGTTCCTAATTTCTGTAATGTCAGTAAACGTAGAAGAAGAAGAAGTAAACTGAGCCGCCGTATCAAAAGTGGGGGTATAAGTCTGTGTAACAGCACTACTGTTTAGCCCCGTCACAGTAATAAAATTATTACTAGTTCTGGGAATAGATTCTTGTGGCGCAACCGGCGTGACATGAATATGATAGGTTTTATTAGCTTCTAGTTCGTTTACTGTCGGGACTAAACCATCGTCAATTATACCAAATCCAGCTAAAGTATTTCCATCTCTATTCCTTCCAGTGATTCTGTAATCATGGAATTGACTTTGCGCTTTGACAGGATCATCGTCCATAAGAGCCGAGACAATTGCCTCTGCGTCATCTGGCAGCGTAAAATTACCATCTGTCGTAGATATCGTCGTTTCATACAGGAGATCCCGCCACATCCCCATTGCGTATAAACGAGGCAATACTAGATTAAGTTCCTGTATAAATGAGGAACCAACGGATTTAAACTTTGACAGGGCTTCTTCAACTCCCGCAACTGTAAGGGTAGCCATACCCTACTTTAACGGGAAACGAACTAATAGTCAAGGTATGGTCCTAGAGGACTTATTATGGACACAAGCTGCTCGTGGGGCATTCAACCACCTTAATGGGTTCACTAAGACCACCTGTGGGGGCATAAACGTCTACAGTGGTTCCGGTCATTAGAACTTCCACAGTATTAGTTGAATTAACCACCGTCACAGGAGTCAAGTCTTTTACCACTTGAACCGTGTTTCCTGCCGTAGCTACGGCTGTTGTGGGTAAACTAGCAACAACAGATACTGTTGAACCTGAAGAAAGCACACTTACTCCTGTAGTAGAAGTAACAACATTCGATGTGACGGTTGTAACTTCTGAAACAAAATTTGTTGTTGGAATAGATTGCACAACATCTACAGGAGTTGTCGAATTAAGAACCGTAGTTGTTGGGACAGATTGCACCACGCTTACGGGACTCCCCGCGTCAACAACATTAGTGGTGCTTAATGATTTAACAACACTAGTTAAACTAGCTCCTGTGATAAAAGAAGGAAATGTGGGGGGTGAGTTTTCAAATGCACCCGTCGCGGCAGCAGCCGCCAACACCCAATAACAATTGTCATCGCTACCACAACCTTGAACTTTGACGGCAAGAAGACCACCTCCCGCAGAAGAAATTCCGTCGTGCCAAACATCGACCATGTCGCTTGCCGGATTAGGAGCCAATGCAACAGGTGTGGTCGAAGAGGAAGATAGAACGGAAGCCATGTTACTCGCTGTAACAGGAGCAGCGACCGTTGTAGTTGTAGCAGTCGCTACGACTGAAGTAAAATTACCTGTGGTGACGGGTTCACAAGCAAGTTTATATGTAGTCTCATCAACTCCATGAACTTCAGTCTTATTCCCAGACGTAACTGGAGCAGCAGCAGTGGTCACTGCCCCAGCCGACACGACAGTAGCCATGTTGCTGTTGGTGGGTTCCAGTGATACGGTGACCGTTCCAGCACTAGTTAGGACTGTTGTAAATTGAGTAGCGGAGGGCGCTTGCGCTACAGAAATTGGAGACCCTGCCGTTGGAACAACAGTAGTTCCTGATGCAGCAGAAATAACAGTAGTCTCGTTAAGCTCTACACAAGTAAGGTCATTTAAACAGGTAACGAGTCCATCTTCGACAACCGCAACACCCTTACCATCTATTTTCCAATGCTTGTTGAATTCGTTTCCTGTGACATGAATTTCAGAGGCATCTGCTTGAGCGGCGTTATATTTTACTTTTACTTGCGGTTCTCCGGTAAACGGAGATGAAAGGCCGGACTGAGACCGTTCATTGATACTTCTAAATTCTTTTTCATCTTTGCCGTCTCGGACATATTTCTTGTAAACATTTTTACCTCCCCCTAAGTTTTTTATTTTATTGTAGCCCCTATGCCAATGGAGTGGCCCCCTAATTCCTTCCAGACTTCCATATAATCTAGCTTCCCTGCCATCCGTCTCTTCATTCCACTGGTGGCGGTATAGCTTCCCATCTTTTACCCAAACAATGGGGATAAAGTATTTCCCTTCTTTCCCCCCAGAATTACTTTCATCGGGCAGTTCAAACTGAGTTGAGTCCGGTAAATCCTTTGCTTTCGATAGTCTATATAGCGCACCATCTTGATTATCAGCATCTGCGATTACTTTTCCCTGCTCGTCAGTACTGAATTCTGAATAGATAACACACTCCCGATCCGCTTTTATTTGTAAAGGCTTTAACTCGTGCATCTCAACACAAGTTTCTGTTTTAGGGTGGATCTCATATAAGTGTGCTTTTGAAATACACACCGTATTATCCCCGTCTGGTTCGTACCGATACGGTTCGTGTTCTACTCGATACTGCTCGGGGATAGCGGGTACTTCCCTACCCACATCCGCTTTAGCAGTATAAAACTCAGCGGGAGCATCTAATGTTCCTTCTGTCTTTGGAGAAAACTTAAAAGAAGGGATCTCTGAAATATCAGAATCTTGAATAGAAACGTCAGCTTCTTCTGGTTGTGAGAACTCATTGATAGCTTCTTCGCTTTCCCCAAAGAGAAAGTTCTTTATCTTTTGAAAAAATCCTTCTCTAGCCATCACTAAAATTGGGGTGGGAATACCGTCCAAGTAGTTCTCACATAACCACCCCTAGAAGGTTCTTGTTTGTCTCTAACAACAAGTCCTGTATTAGCTATTTCTTTTAAATTAGGTGGGGTAGTCACAGGTAAAGGTTTATTGTATACGGTATATTTGTAAACTGGATCTACTGTTCCAGTTGTGCATCTAATGGAACCACCATCAATTAAACATGGGGGGACAGAAATACGAACGTAGGGAGTCCCAAAAGTAAATGATTGGGGGATCATTGCTTTTGCTTCTACCCCAGTGAATCTAGAGATGGAATATTGAACTGTTACTTTAGTTTTACACGGGCCGCGATATCCTTCGGGGTTCATGTGATACTCAGGAAAAGTCAATAACTGACCATCGTGTCTCTCGAAATCAATAACATCTATACTCTCTAAAACAGGCGGGAAAGTGTGATCCATGCTGGTAAAATACTCGTCCACTATAATTATGTTGCCAGATCCCGCCCCAGCAATTGTTTCTTGCCTAACTACTTCATACCAATCAGTAGATATCTGTCTTCCTTCTCGATAGGCAGCAACTTTTAAATTGGACTCTGCATCGTGTGTTATCAATGTCGTTTTCCACCAAGCATTATCTGGATCTACGATAAGCTCATCAATTGTTTTGGTTTGCCCCGTCGGTTGACCAGTTGGTATTTCTCCCGTGTAATAATACTGCAAGGCACTTTTAAGATTTCGGTGAGAAAGATCGTCCCACCTGAGCGTCTCGATAGTAGCCCGAACAAAATAAGTTCTTTGCTCTACAACAAAGATTCCGTCTAGCTCACGATCACCAATTCTTTTCTGTTGGCGACCCATTAGCACATAACCTTTCCCCGAAAAATTAGCAGCAGCGGGAGCTGTAGGCATTGGAGAACCCGCTACCACCGTGCTATCGTCTTCTGTAAACGAAGAACGGAGGCTTATGTATGTCCTGACTACCGTATCAAACTTCGTTTGACCCAGACTAGATTGAGAATATTCAAAGTTGTAGTCATCCTGAGAAGTCCTCGTATTTGCATAATAGTAATAATAAAACTGACCGTTAGGATCAGCCTGTTTTACATATGCTAGTGTGTGATCAGGAAAGTTTTCGGTGTCGGGGTGCGCGGTTCCATATGCAGGTGGTTTCTTCCCAACTCTCTGAGCGTCTATTGTTTCAAAAAACAATAAATCCTGCACATTCGGAGATACGAATGTGAGTACTGTCTGCCTCTGAGGGCTGGGTTGATTCCTCTGTATAGGCATTATGCTACTTCAGTTTTAGGCTTCGCTCCCTCTGGCTTTTCTTTCTCCTCTTGTGAAGGGGATTTATCAGTAAATTTTTGAGCAAGGAAACTCGCAGCCTGTGACACCTTCAAACCCCCCGATACAGGGTTCTTTATGGCAAGGTCGATTAGTTGGATAATACCAGCTCTTTCTTCGTCGGTGAATTCAATTGTCATATCCGAGTAAAATAAAGTTACCTTCTTTGTTTTTCAAGGCTTTAAAAAAAAAATCTTAATCGGAAGACTCTTACGGCTGTTTAAAAAACTCTTGTTGCGGTTTTTAAACATCTGGTGAGTCAATATCTGGGGAGTCAGTCGGCTCTTCGGGTAATGGATCAACAGATTCGGGAGTCAGTGTAACAATATCATCACTAATGGTGAACTCTCTATTTGCACCCACTATTGCTCTTTTGACAATATTGGTATGATTCTCAGCTAGAGAATTCAAATCAACAGCATAATCACTATGATTCGTGAATAAATCATTAAGAGAGTTATCATTATGTAATTGCTGCAATATCGCTTCTAAACGATCATCGGGGAAAGCCCAAAACTCTTTATGAGCTTGATTCAAGAGATCAATGGCTATCGCCACTGCATCTTCGGTTTTGTTAATAGCCGTTTGAATTCGGTTGAGGTCTGATTGTAATTGTGTTTGATTATTAATTTTCATAAATTATTCTGCGTAAAATCTTGCGCCCATAAAAGCTAGTTTAACCTGTGCGCCAGAAACATAATTGCTATCATTTGTAGCAACTTGAATTGAGGTATATTTACTCATTCCCCCAGCGGTAGTTGTTGGCCCCCCAGTTGTTGTTGCTGTTGTGTAACTTGTAGTTCCATATGTAGCTGTATAAGCTGTGATATTACCTGATCCATCACTGTAAACCGCAACAGTACGGGGGTCCATACTATTTGAGATACCAGTACTTGTAAAAGTAGAAGCAGTTAATGATGTCCCATTGTGTGCGAATACCCTCCATTCAACTGCTGTACCAGAACCCCTTCTAAATTCAACACCAAAGCCATGACTCGAAAGAGGGTCTTCGTCAGCATATGTTCCCAGAGTAGAATCTGATCCAACTAATAATCTTGCTCTACACGAGTCCTCACCTGATAAAACAAATGCAGCCTTAATAGATACACCAATTGCACGACTATAATCAGCACCAGCTCCAGAAAAACCACCATAATCATTGTATGTATTCCTGATAAGAGTCGCCATCGCTCTACGACTAGCAGCCGCACCAGTTTGGATTAACGCGGGGACGTTACCATCAGACCTCGCCTTGAAGGTTCCCGAGTCCCCAGAAAAACCCGGAAGACCATTAAATGTCCACATTCTCCCCACATGGAGCCAACTCATTACTTCGGCTGCGGTATTTCCGCCAGTAGTTATTACTCCAGTCGCATTAACATTTGCATCAAAGGTTGCGTCTCCAACAGACCGGAAAGTCCCATTAACATCTAACTGATGAGATGGACTCCCTGTATTTATACCAACTTTATTGGACTGAGACGTACCCCCCGAATTAACTCCGAATAAGACATCGTAACCCGATCCTCCTGCGTTATATACTCTTAAATCATTACCAGCATGGTTAAAATTCCATAAGTTGGCGACATCACTGCGACCAAGCTGCAATGAAACATCATTACCATCTGTTGATTCAAATTTTGCAGTTCCTTGATATACATGGAGTTCCTGTTCTGGACTATCTATTCCGATACCAACACGACTAGTGAAATTTGCGTAGCCAGACCCATTAATAGTTAATCTTTTGGTATTATTGGTCCCTAGAGACAAGCTATCGTTAAATACATTAACAAATTCTAATGCATTAGTATTATTTTCGTAACCAATTCTGCCCACCACTATTCCACCATCTTGTTTTAAAACGATACCGGCATTATCTGTTTCGGTTGCATTATCGGTATCTGCTTCAATAGTCAATACCGCTGGACCTGCTGATGCTAAATGAAGTAGAGAAGAAGGAACTGATGCTCCTATGCCCACATTACCACTAGAAGTTATACGAAATCTTTCTGCTGTAGCTGTTGGATCGTAAATACGCAAGCTGTCTGTTGCGCCATCAATTTGTAAATCATACGAGCGTGCATCATTAGTTAATCTTAAAGTTGGGTATGAGTTACTACCAGTGGATTCAATCTTTGCCTTTAAAGTTGTGGCGCTACCTTCTATATGAAATAACTCATCGGGAGAACTTGTTCCTATACCAACCCTACCATTACCTAAGTTAATCATAAACTTACTTAAATCAGTACTGGCGTTGCCAATATGAAAAGTACCACTGTTTGAAATAAGGTTTACATCCGCCCCATCGTCAAGTAACGCAATTATACTTTTACTATTACTACTTTGAAACGTAGCTACTGTGCTACTACTAGATACATGGAGAGCTGAAGACGGACTAGATGTGCCTATACCTAGCTGAGTGTTTGCGACTGATAAAGCTCCTAAGACATTTGCAGTGTCCGTGACATCAGCATTAGTTTCAATGTTGTCCAATTTATTTTGATCGTCATCCGTGAATACATTTGAGTCGGAAGCAGCCTGT